CACGGGCGTCGTCAAAAATTCGATGTACATGACCCGTTTTGGTTCAGCTCAAAACGGATTTGTTCAAACATTTGTAGGACCGACTGGAACAGGAAACACTGAAATCACTGTTGGGACAACCAACATTACGATGGTTCGCGTTAATTTAAGAGCGTCGCCTGCGAGTCTTGGCACAAACTTGTTTACTGGGTACCAAACCTTTAGGTCAAATGGTGCTGGCGTTAATTCAGTTCCGTTCTTTTTTCAGACTGGGGCAGCATTAATGACTGCACCTCAAGCAAATGCTGTTGAGTGGTTTAACGACCAGATGTATTTGACCAATGCAGCAGGTGTGCGCACAACTAACACAAACCATGTTGCCATCCCGGCTACTGCAACATCTACAGGTCAAGTTGGCCAGATTGCAGTCGATAACGCAGGCAGTTGGCTTTACGTTTGCACAGCTACAAACGTATGGAAGCGAGTGCTTTTGACTACATTCTAACTTTCCCCCGAACAAACGCAGTAAACAAAAACCAATATGGCTAACCAGTTCCTACTTAAGTATAGCGCCACTGCTGGCGTTATCCCAACGTCCGCAGAGTTGCCTCTGCGCCAAATCGCCCTGAACACTGCCGATGGCAAGCTGTTCATCAAAAAGAATGACGGTACGATTCTCAGCTTCGAGAGCGCGTCCGCATTTGCCCGTGCAGTACACACCCATGTCATCTCTGATGTCACCGGCCTCCAGAGCGCCCTTGACACGCTGACGAGCGCAGCCGCTGCTGCTCAGTCCGGTGCTGATGCATCGCTTAAAAGCGCGTCGAACCTGAGCGACTTGGCGAGTGTCTCTTCTGCTCGCACTAACCTCAGTGTTGACAGCAGCGCAGAAGTTGACGGCAAGATCAGCACCTCCAAAAGTGCTTCCGACGCCTACACCGACGCCGCCATCGCGGCCCTGATCAATGGGAGTCCTGCTACGCTCGACACCCTGAAGGAGATTGCTGACGCCCTAGCCGCTGGCTCAGACGTTGCAACCGCACTAGCATCTAGCATTGCTGGCGTTTCTTCCCGCGTTGACACGCTGGAAGGCCAGAATCTTGACTCCCGTCTTTCGACTGCTGAAGGCGAAATTGACACTCTTCAGACAGACGTTGTAGCCGCCCAGAGCGCAGCCGACGCTGCCCAGAGCGCCGCTGACGCTGCTCAGTCTGCCGCAGACGCAGCCCAATCGGCTGCTGACGCTGCACAGTCCACTGCGGATAGCGCAGTTTCGGCTGCTGCAAACGCACAGTCTGGCGCTGATGCGTCTGCCAAGAAGTCTGCAAACCTCAGCGACCTTGCTGACGCTGCTGCTGCACGCACTAACCTGAGCGTTGATTCGTCCGCTGAAGTGGACACGAAGGTCAGCACCGCTGTTAGTTCAGCTTCTAGCACGCTTCAGTCCAACATCGACGGAGTAAGTGGCCGGGTTTCGACTCTCGAAGGTCAGAACCTTGATTCTCGCGTCTCCAGCGCAGAAAGCGCGATTGCTGGCTTGGGCACGATGTCTGCACAGGATGCAAACAACGTCGCTATCACCGGCGGCCTGATCGGCGCTGGTTCCGTTCCTACCGACTCTGGTGTGATTCTCACTGAGAACAGCACCTTGGACGGAGGCACTTTCTCGGGTTTTAATGGCGGGGGTGGTGGAGGCAACACCACTCCCGTGATCGGCGCCTACTTCTACGCCAGCTCTGGAAACGATTGGAGCACGCTTGCTAACTGGTATGGCGATAGCGCCCGTACTCAGGCAGCAACGCAGCTTCCAGACGGAACCACTGACGTAACACTGCTTAGTTCTGGGTCTGCCGACCTGGACACATGGACGCAGCCTCAGAGCATAGCGATTGGGTCTAATGACCTGACGCTGACCTCGGTGGCAACTCCTTCAGCTAACCTCACTTGTTCCGTCACTGGGACAACAGGTATCATCACGCTCAATGGCGTGGCGTTTAATCGCTAACACAACTGCGGGGGTGGCCGGCTAAACACCGGCCATCCCTGCTCTCTTTTCTTTTTATTATGGTTCAAAATATCTCAATCGTTTGTGACGCCACTTTTGGTGCCGGCTCAGAAAACTTTGGAGCCGTCACTGGGAACGTAACGTTTCAGGATGGGTCCGCGAACAGCGGAACAGTGACTGGCAATGCTACGTTTGAAGGCACTTCTGAAAACAAGGCGGGCGCAACTGTTACTGGCAATGCGACGTTTGCAGAGGGAACAGCAGTCAATAATGGAACTGTGAGTGGTTCTGTTAGTTTTGTTGGGCCATTTACAACATGGCTAACTGCAAACACTGGCGTGAACCAGTACATGAGTGCTGGCTACGGTCAGTTCACTTGGGCGTACAGCAACACTGCCTACAGCAATCGAGCAGACGCAGAAGGTGCTGCGTATGCAGCATGGTTAGCTGCAAATTCTGGCGTGAATCAGTATTTGACTCCATACAGTGATTCTGGCTCAAAAAACGGGCAATGGGCGTACAACCAGACGGAGCATCCAAACAACATGTCTGCATCAGCAGCAATGCTGGATGCGCAGTATCCAGCATGGCTGGCGGCCAACTCTGGTGTGAACCAGTACTATGGCACTCTTGGCACACACGCTGGTCAGTGGGCGTACAACCAGACTGAGTACGGTTCGCAGGCTGACGCACAGGCTGCCTACGACGCTGCCAATCCTCCTCAGTAACACTTCAACACATCAAGCCGTTGTCCAATCCGGCGGCTTGATTTGTTTTGAGTTAGTGCTACATGAAAGAAATGCCAACGATTCTGTTGAATAACAAAGTAAACGACGGCTCTGCCCCAAGTCCGTCAGACGTAGCTGTTAGGGAACTAGCCATTGACCCGTCAAATGGTTCTCTGTGGACCAAGCTCAAGACTGGTCTTGTCCGCAAGATCCTTGCCATTGCAGCGCCTCACGCGAGCACTCACGCCGCTGGTCAGCCTGACGCCATCACTCCTCTTTCGATTGGTGCGGCCATTATCGACCACCAGCACACTCCTCTGGATCTGCTTGGATGTGGCGACATTCTCACTTCCAACGCAGCAGACTTTGCCGCTGCATCTCATAGTCACGGCGTAGGTCAGGTCACCGGGCTATCTGCCCAGCTTGACGCACTGGCTCAACGTATTTCTGCTCTCGAACAACAAGTTCATCCTCAATGAAAAAGAAGCAGGTAAACCTTTCAGTGTCCAAGGGCGAGAAGCTGCCTGTGTCTAAGGGTGCCGGCTTAACCGCCAAGGGGCGCGCCAAGTACAACAAGGAGACTGGCTCGAACCTCAAGGCTCCTGCTCCGAATCCCAAGACCAAGGCAGACGAAGGACGCAAGAAGTCCTTCTGTGCTCGCATGGGCGGGATGCCTGGTCCAATGAAAGACGAGAAGGGTAATCCAACTCGCAAAGCAGCAAGCCTCAAACGCTGGAAATGCAAATGAAAAAAGGACTCTATTCTAACATCAACGCTAAACGCGAACGTATCGAAGCTGGCTCAAAGGAGCGTATGCGCAAGCCAGGCTCCAAGGGAGCGCCCACTGCTGCCGCATTTAAGGCTTCTGCTAAGACTGCCAAAAAGAAATAATGCAAGTCCCGATCCTCAACGGAATTTACACAGATACCGCTGGGGACTTCCGCGTGGAGTATCCGCGCAACATGATTCCTGTCATCTTGAAGTCAGGGATCTCTGATGGTTACTTTCGTCCTGCAGACGGGATTGTCAGCCTTGGCACTGGTCCCGGCATTGACCGTGGCGCCATCGAGTGGCAGGGGCTGCTTTACCGCGTGATGGGCACTAATCTAGTGTCGATCTCTAGTACGAACGTCGTCACTGTCATAGGCAATGTAGGAGGCACTGGTCAGGTTACCTTTGACTATTCCTTCGACTACTTGGCTGTCGCCTCAGGTGGCAATCTGTTCCTGTATCGGCCCAGCACCGGGCTCCAACAGGTCACCGATCCTGACCTTGGCACAGTCGTCGATGTCGTCTGGGTGGATGGCTACTTCATGACAACCGACGGAGAGTTCCTGATTGTGACGGAACTCAACGATCCATTTTCGGTCAATCCGCTCAAGTACGGTTCTGCTGAAGCTGATCCTGACCCCGTAGTGGCCCTCCTAAAGGTTCGTAACGAGGTTTACGCGCTCAACCGGCACACCATCGAAGTTTTTGATAACGTAGGGGGCCAGTTTTTCCCGTTCCAGCGTGTAGAAGGAGCGCAGGTCCAGCGTGGCACAGTTGGCACTCATGCCTGTTGCAACTTCATGGAATCCATCGCGTTTATCGGTGGTGGCAGGAACGAGGCTCCTTCTGTTTGGCTCATCTCTGGCAGTAATGCAGAAAGGATTGCAACTAGAGAGATTGACCAACTGCTTACCGAATTTACAGAGGAAGAGTTGTCCAATGTGCTTGTCGAGGCTCGCGTGGACAAAGGCTACAGACACCTGTATATCCATCTACCCAATCAGACGCTCGTGTTTGACGCGGCAGCGACCACTGGCGCCGGCGCTCCAGTCTGGTTCACATTGGCAACCAGTCTTGTTGGGAACAGTCAGTATCGTGCGAAGAACCTCGTTTGGGTGTATAACCGCTGGAATGTGGGTGACCCGGCAAGCACTGCGTTCGGCTACTTGTCTGACTCGCTGTCCTCTCACTGGGGTGTCCTGAATGGCTGGGAGTTTGCGACGATCATCCTGTACAATGAAAGCCGGGGCTTGGTCTTCCATGAGCTGGAGCTTGTCTCGCTAACCGGCAACTCGATCTTTGGCACTGACCCAAGTATCTGGACTTCGTACACAGAGGATGGTGTGACCTGGAGTCAGGAACGAGTCTGCAAGGCTGGTATAACCGGCGTGCGTGGCAAGAGACTGTCTTGGCTACAGCAGGGGCGCATGAGGCAGTGGAGGGCGCAGAAGTTCCGGGGCACCAGTGATGCACAGCTTTCTGTGGCCCGACTAGAGGTTAGAGTCGAACCACTTGTGGTATGATCGAGGGGCCATACAAGATCACTCGTAATGAGCTGGCTGAGTTCCTGCCCTCTCAACGGGCAATCCGGGCTTTCGAGCAGCTTTTCGCTCTCATCCCGTCCAGCCTCAATGACAGCGCAGCTATAGTTGAGGAGATCTCTGTAAACGCACAGAATGCCGATTCTAAGGCCGTTCAAGCACTGTCCGCTATCACCAGATTGGCTGACGCAGTAGAGTTGCTTGCGCTGGCTCCTCGAAGCGTCGAAGTCAGCACTGTTTCGGATATTGCCCCGCCAACTACACAAATTGTTGCGCAAACTGATATTTTACCGCCAGTCATCAACGAGGTGCGCAGAAAACGCTACGGAGTGTTTCACAGCACAGTTACTCAGACTGCTGCTGCTATCAACACGGCGTATCCGATGACGTTTAACGCAACGGACCTGTCTTTTGGTGTCTACACCGGGACACCAAACAGCCGGGTGTATATTGATACTGAAGGCATCTATAACTTTCAGTTCTCTGCGCAACTTGATAAAATATCGGGTGGAGTTGGTCTTGTCTTTATTTGGGTTAGGGTGAATGGAATTGACATTCCAGACTCTGCAACGCAGATTCGTATTCAAGGCAACAACGCAGAGACAGTTGCCGCGTGGAATTTCGTGTTGCAACTCAACGCCGGAGATTACTTCGAGTTGACTTGGAGCACAGATGACACCTCTTGCCAGATATTGGCCTCGGCAGCCAGCGCACCACATCCTGGCATCCCTTCAGTGATTCTTACGGTCACCGACAACATTTCCTAACTATGGCTGTTACAGTCAAAAACATCGTCCCGCCTAAGCAGCTTGAGAACTCTCAGACTGCGCAGTACACCGCTGTCAACTGCAAGACCATTATCGACAAGGCGACTGTGACCAATACCAACACAGCTAACGTGACGTTAAGCGTCAATCTGATCGTGTCCGGTGGTTCTGCTGGGAACTCCAACTTGGTAGTGAAGACTCGCTCGATTGTGCCCGGCGAGACTTACCTGTGTCCTGAACTGGTTGGTCAGGTGCTTGAAGCTGGTGGGTTCATCTCGACGCTGGCTGGGACTGCTTCTGCACTGACGTTTACAGCTTCTGGGAGGGAGATCACCTAGTGGATGAACGTCTGACATCACTAAGGCAGCATCTGGAAGAACACTTCCAGTTGCCTGCTTCTGCCATTGAGTGGCTATTGATGATGTTTCAGGTGACCCAGGTCTTTGACGATGTCGCAGATGGTGACGAAGTCTCTCGGGAGGAGTTA